AAGGTTACGAGCCTTAATGAAAATAATAATGAAAAAAGCCTGCTTTGTAAACAGGCTTTTGAAAAGAAATTATTTTTTATGGTTGCCAACAATAAATGACGCAACTAATGAAGCCAATCCCGCCCCCATTAATAACGCCGCACTGGTAGTATCACCTAAATATGCAATATATGCTGACAAGGCAGTAAAAAGAACCACAGTACACACACCGGCTTTTTGTCCGAAATGTTGGTTATGCTGATCTTCTTTTTTTAATGAATACTCATATTCTAAACGTTTATCAGATAACTCTTGGGATCTTTCCGCCATCGCCATAATTCGGTTCGCACCATTATCTATAACTTGATTATAAAGCGCAATATCCTCAGGAGCGGGCAATGGGCCTGAATGAATCTTCTGTTGTTGAATGATGAGTTCTCTTGCCTCAGGAATTTCCAAAATTCCTTCCAAAATTGTAGGATCGCGCTTTACTGCCTCAACAATATCGCTCTCTTTAACTTTGAGTGATTTCTTGTTTGAAGACATTATACGTTCTCTCTTTTTTCAATCGCATTACGCAAATATTGTCCAGTTTCTTTCCACGCATTATCAAAATATTGATACTCGTTTGAATCGGTATCAATAGTTGAAGACGCAGAAACAACCGGGGCAATATTCAATACGGAACCAAACCCCAACAAGAAATTGCTAATGCAACGGGTATGTTTAGGCTTTTTCATATCAGTTTCCTTTAAAAGTAAAATCTATAACAACACAAAAAGCCCACTAACTAAAAGTTGAGTGAGCAGCTAAATCTGTGCGCTGTTAAAGAACGGTAATTTGATTAATTCAAACTGCATCGAATAATAGATGAAAAGATTTCTTTTGGCAATAGTGAAAAATATTAATGTGACAAAATGCGGTCAAAATCGACCGCACTTTCCGGCTGACATTAACGCCGGTATAGGTGAACTCGCTGTGCTTCATCCGATGTAATGATACTTAATTTTCAACATAGAAAAGGCTCCTTGTAAAAAACCGATACCACGATTGCGCAGGCGATACATTTTAGCCGGGGAAATTGCCAACGCGCGTGTAATATCCTTTTCGCCCAACTGCTGTACATATAGCGCCATCGTAACCTGATATGCCGCTAAATCTACCCGATGCAATGCCATTATTGCGCCCTCAATTTTTAAACATTCATCATCGCTCAAATGTTTTAACCATGCCTTACGCGGGGCTGACGGTAAAACAGGAATGCTTGGTGTTACGCTTGGATATAAAGAATAGGATAAATGCTGCGACAAGGATTTTTCCTATCGGTGGGTTGTTACTTTTCTCTTTATCTTCAGATTGGTTTAACTGCGAAAAATATTCAGCAATATCTCCCACATCTTTTCCTGATCTAATATCAAATACTCTTTGTATATCGCTCAGGTAAAAAACCGCGCCAATTTTACAACCAGCGCGGCTTAGCCAATATATCAAGATAACTCATTGAAATCTTATTAAATTTATAGTCCCGCTATTAGATTGATACATAATTCTGAATTTTTGCTCAGAATTGGAAATTATTGTTTGTTGAGATATGTCAACATTTGGGCATAAGCCATGTCCACTAGTCAATCTAAAATAATGGTCGCCGTTTTGTAGATATATTCTTATATATTGCCCATCTTTAATGTTAAAAGCCTTTTTCCCGTCCACATAAACCGTATGACTACAAGCCGACCCTGGGCCAGTATCCCTTAAAAAGGTAACGGGTACCATACCGCTATTATTAACAACAATATCTTTGTTGATAATTAAGCTTTCCGGGACTGGCGCCCCATCTTTTTCGGTGATTGGACTACTTGAGCAACCAAACAAAAATAATGACATTACAATATATAATGACTTTGCCATAAGGACTCCGAAGAATTAAATTGGTAGTTATATTATATTCACAAAAACTAATTAATCTACGCCAGCAATCACAAAACTTCTTCAAAGTTCAAAGAAAATTCATCAACCGCCCAATGTGGAGTATGTGTCCACGTTTTGCAACGAACAAAAATAGTTTCTCCGGTAGGGCATTTCCATTGGAATTTCTTATACCCACCATGCCGATTTAAAAAGGCAAGAATTTCCCTACCTTTCTCCTTGTTGACCGCAATAGTTAGCCCTTGATATTTTCTAAGGTTGTGATTAATGCCGTCTTGTATTACCTGCTCATATCCATTACCAAACTTAATGCTTTTAATATTTGGCTCGTATGAAACAGGCGAATTTAGGTTAACCTTAAAAGTAAACTTTTCCATTATCTAGATAACATCCCACCGGAGCGCATTTGCGCTGTTAACTCAGTGCGTACCGCGCCCTTGATCTGATCGCTCAATTGTTTAGCTAAACTTTGTTCATTGCCAACTGAGCTTTCGCTCTCGCTAAAATGATTAGTTTGATTAACAATCACCGTTATGCCACCCTGAGAGCCGCCTGTACTATTTCGCATATCCTTATTGCTATATACACGGCCTGAACTACCCGGAATCATGTACTGCATGCCGTTTTTAGCTTGGTAAAGTTCAGGCTGTCCATTTTCGGCGACCCGGTACATTTGGTTGGCGGAAACCGCACCGCCATTTTTCCTTCCGGTAATCGCTGCCGCTTTTGCGACGGCCGCCGTACTGGTTATTGCCGTTTTAGCTCCTACCGCATTAGCGCCCTGTGTGGCAAGTGAAACCATTGTCGCCGCTGGAGTAAACGCCGTAGTTAATGCCGACGCTTCCACCATTTGTGATGCTAAAGCTGTTTTAGCGGCCATTTTTCCCATAATCATAGATTTGACTTGAGCCATGCCCATTTCGATAATTGAGCCAATCACGCTATTTAACACAACGCTAGCCAAAGATTGAAAAGCCTCTCTTGCACTCATAGTTCCACTCATAATTCCGGCTAACGCCCCTGTAGCCCCCTGAGCCATTGCTTCTACGGCATCGCCAAACATTTTGGCGCCATCACTAGACTGTTTCCATTCATCCCACTGTGCATCAAGTCTTTGTTTGCGATACTGATCTTCTATGGACGATCTAACCGCCTCAGCTTCTGCAATATGTTGAGGATATAGGGTTTTATACTCCTCTAATTGTTGCATTTGTTGTTGATACTGCTGATCTAACGCAATAACCGGAGATTGTTGTGCTTGTAACGCGTCAAAGTTTCTCGCAACGGTTGAGAGGCTATACATAGCTACGGCTAATTCTTCGACTTTTTTCTTTTGCGCCTCAGTAGCCGCCGCACCAAGTCGCATTCTAGCTTCCATCTTGACAGCTTCAATATTAAAGCCTTGCTGTCTCGCTTGCGTAACGCGGTATTGCTCTTCAAGTCTTACAAGCTGTTCTGCGACCTGTCTATGCGCACTTTCCGATTTTTTACCCTCACTTTCCGCCGCTTTTGCCGCTTTTTCTCTCGCCTTCTTCTGCTCTTCTAATTTCGCATTCTCATTGCTCATAGCGACCAGTATTTCTTTCTGCTCGTCATTTAGATTTGCGTGTTCGATAGCATATTGTTTAGCAGCCGCTGCACCTTGCGTTAAAGCTATTTTTTGTTGCTCCAACGATCTCTTCATTGATTCAAAGTTGGAGTTTTGCGCCGCGGAGGCTAATGCGCCCATTTCGCCTTTAAGCTCTTTCAGATATTCCGTTACTTTTGCTATAGTTGTCGCAGAATCAATAAGTTTATTTCTAAACTCCCCAAGGGCTTTTTCCCCCTCGTTTGTCGAGCCTTTTAACGTATTGAGATAAGTTATTAACTCATTAACTCTCTCAGGAGTTGGATTTTCTCCGGCTTCAGCAAGTTTTTTACCAAATTTAAACGCTTCATCGGCGCTAATTGCAAATTCTTTCGATAAGTGCGTAACGGTAGCTGTAATATTACTACTAATCATCCGCCCCATTTCATCAGAGGCATAGCCGGTTTGTTTTAATGCGGTATTGTAATCATCGGTCGTGATTTTGAGATTCGCAAGGCTTTTACCCATATTCTCAACAGAGACCTGACCTCCTGCTGCCCCGGTAAACCATGAACTTTGCTCTTTTGCAATTTCTGTGATTGCGTCTTTTGCGTTTCTAACCTTAAATGTAAATTCGTTGATTGCCGCTTGCTTTAAATTTTGCGCAAGCGCGGAATTGCTCTTAGCTAAAAACGCGTATTCATTCGACAATCCGGCAACGCCGTTTTCCGAAAACTTAATTACTTTATCAAGATCGTTTAAAGCGGATTTAAGATTATCCACCTCGCTCTTTGATGATGATAAGCGAGAGATAAAGTTAGCAACAATTGCACTCCCCGCCGCAACAGCAACGCCCGCCAACCCGCCAAAAGCGAAACCTAACCCACCAATAGCAGTAGCAAGCTCTTTAACATCGAGATTCCCATCAGCAACAGCAATCCCAAGGCGTTTTAGCACTGATCCGAACTTCCCCATATCACCAGTGCTATTGCGGATTGCTTGTGTTGTCTTGTTAACCTGATTCTCTACGTTTTTAAACCCTTTTTCCGCTTTCTTAGTAGATTTCTCTACTGATTCCATAGCCTGATCTACTTTGCCCGTAGCTTCCATCAGTTTTGATGTATCCATATCTACTTCAAAATGGATTTCTCCTACTTGCATTTTTAATCTCCTATGGCTTTTGCTTTTTCCCGTTCGTATTCGTCCATGATGGCGTTGTATTCTTCTTCGGTAAAAAGACTTTCTTTTTTCTTCGGCATTTGGCTTTTTAATAGCTCTTGCAGTTCGGTCATCGTCAGATTTTCCGCTTCTTCGCGCGTCATACCAAAATGCGTTCTTGCAAGGCTAATATACTCAATGATGTTAAACTCGTTCGAGTAATTGTTTTTGCTTTCGCTTGGTGGTGGCAAGTCTAATTTTGCTCGCCCAATAATGCCATGCTCCATTAGTGACTTAGCGATCAAAATAATTTGCTCAATGCTTAAAGCGCCTTTTCTATATTTGACGCCATTTTTCCCGGCGATCCAGTACCCAATGAGAGAGCCTGCATCATCATCGCAACAACAAGCAATAACATTCATTGCATTAGCTAAAATCTTCCGTCCAAAAATCGGGGAGTTAAGTTTTTTTAGGGCGTAATTTTGGAACACCGGGCTTTTAGAGGTGAGGATTTTTTGTGCGATATCTTTAATCTCTTGCCCGTGTAATTCGGCATAAATTCGCACAATCTCTCTTGAGTTCCCCAAGTGGTAGATATTTTTAAATGACGGCTTGAGAAAATAGCTTTTTTGCTTTGTTGTTATCAGCATTTCCCCAATTTCTGTTATTGGTTGCATATCTACCCCATAAAAATAAATTATCCCCGCACATAAAGCACGGGGAGTGCAACTACGCTGTGGTAGTAATTTCTAAAGTTGATGCGTCACCAACTTTAAATTCAATGGAAAAAGTCACTAAGTCATTAGTGGCCGCTTCACTGCTTAATGCGGTGATAATCATTTTTCCAATAATTGTCATGGTCCCGTATTTTAAACGCACCCAGACAAAAGGTTGTTTGCGCTCTTTAATCGCTTTAACATACAAGGCAACAAGAGCATTAATACCTAACTCTCCCTCCTTGTCACGTTGGCGCCATTCACCCTCGCCGGAAATGCTAAAATCCGAGTTGGTTACTAATGATTCCGGGAAGCCACCTGCATCATCCGCTTCAGATGTTACGGTGTTAGGGCTAAAGTCCCATGATTTAGTTTTCATTGCGCCCGCCGCTTTCCATTCCGCATCTTGCGGTTTAGCGTCTTGATTGGCATACTCAAGAACAACTGAGCGCCCCACCATTTTGCTAGTGTCAATTGTTTGTGCTTGACCCATTTTTATTCCTCTTTTGTGTAAATAATACGAAACTGTAACCGCATGATCATGCGGTTATCCGTGGTAAAGATTGGTTGCGGAACTCCGCCGGTATTTTCGATATAGCCGAAATCAGATACAGGGTTAGATAAAGCGTAGTTGATTAATTCAATCGCCTTAGCCTCAATAGTAAACCCCATGGCTTTACTCGCAATCAGACTTACAAGCAAGTAATGTTCCGACCCAAGGGTTGATATTTGCGAACCTCCACCGTTAGACTGAATAACGACATACGGCCCGCCTTTTTTATCTTCCCATTGATAAAGTTGAATATCGTAACCTTGAAACAGCCCGCTTTTCTCCATCCACGCCTTAAGAGCTTTAACGAAAGAAATCATAACCCCATTTCCTCTTTTATAATTCCCTCAAACGCAGATTCCGATTCTCTAAAAGCGGATGACAAAAATTCTTTTTTCGCCCCAGGCTTGCGGAATGTTTGATTAACATTCGGATCGTGAACGTAGATAGCGTAATTAGCGGAATATCCAATGCGTCCGGTAAGAATTGCGCCATTAACCATAACCTCGGAATATTGGCTATTAATGAGCGTTGATGTATCAACTGGCGTATATTTGGCCGCAAGTGGTGCCACAATGTGCAATATTCTAAACATCGCACGATTCGCCTTTACACTTGCTGTTTCCCCGATAACATCGGCTAGCTGTCGCTTAGCTTGTGCTATTCCGTTGATCGTAATCCCCATTAATCACCACCCGTAAACAACGCGTAGTCGTCAGCATGTCGTTCAAACGTATCAGCAAATCGTTGAATGTGGATGATTTCTTCCGCTCCGGCGGAAATCGGATCTGCTTCGCTTGATTTGCCAATTAACAAGTAATCTCCAACGGACGCCTTTCCGTATTCGGTCCAGATGGTATTTTTGATTACGCGCTCGCGCCCAATATCTAAACTGCCTTTTCTGGCATTCATGCCGTAATCGCACTTAATGACAACCGGGCGATCAAACGTCAATATGCCGTCCTCATTGCGCCCTAAGCATCTCCAGATTGTGGCTTGTGCGGTATAGCTCCAGTTCGCGGTTGATGACATGACTACCCCTCCACAACAACGAAAAGGCCTGTTTTTTTATCTTGCGGTAGCAAGTCGTCAGTAATGCCAAGCGGATCTAAACCCTTAATCGCCGCTTTTAACTTAGCTACATCATCGGCATAGTTAAAACTTCGGCTTGCCCCACTTGCGGATGATTCAGAGGCAATTCGGCGCGCGCCAGAAGAAATAGCAAAGATGGCGACCAAGTAAAGCATAATCAGCTTTTGCGTTGCTTCCATGTAGTCGGCATTGGCAAACTTTTCACCAAGGCTATTCGCTTGCGCAAGATAAAGCTCTAGCAATGCATCAGGCGGAGCAAATCCAAGGCTTGATAACATTGATTCGGCATCTTCTATTTCAATTTGCACCGCCATAAATTATTCACCTTTGCTTTTTTTATTAACCTTGTTGGTTGCCACTTCAAGTTCGCCGTCAGCTTCGTTTAAAACTTCAACTCGACCAATGTAGGCTTCCGGCACTTCATCTACTTTTAATTCCATGCCTAACGGCAAGGCTAAAAGCTCACCATCCACCACGCCGTAAAGGCCACGCTTGGTTACTTTAATTAACTTCACTCCCTCTCCCCAAAAAAGAAAAGGGGCTTTCGCCCCAATTCTTAACCTTTTGCGTTAAACACCTTGCTCTTTCCGTTGAAATCGCGCTTGATTTGTAAACCGAAAGCCGACCAAACAACGGAGTTGTAGTTGTCAAACGGATTTTGACGAGGGATCAAGAATGTTCCGACCGGAGCCGCAATACGAGTTTTGATGTACTGTTGGTTACGCACATAAGCCACAAAGTGGTTACCTTTGAGCGCAAATGTAGGCTCAATGGACTCAACGCGGCCATAACGCAAGATGTACTCCTTAACCGTACCCTCTTTAAAGCCATTAGCGTTAGAGTAAGGACGATCAAGATTGCGGTTGATTTCAGGGGATACCCATACTTTCACTTTTTCACCAACAAGGTTGTCATCCAACACCTTAGCAAAGTCGCCGGTGAAGAAGGCGATCAGCTTATCACCATCAGCAGTAGATAAGTCGATATTTAAACCGCCGCTTGAGCCAAGGTTGATTTGATTGGTGTTTTCGTGGTTTGTAATCCCTTTAGCGCTAAAGTTAGCCACTTTCAGATTTTCATCACCAAGTAACACATATTGAGCCATGTTCGCACGGATTGCCGCAGTTGCCGCTTCTTGGTCGTCCGACATAGCGTCAATGTTTTCGGTTTGCATACCTTGCCATTCACGCCATTCACGACCGTAACCAGTTGAGAAAATCGGAATCGGATCGCCGTATTGGTCGTAGATCACTTTATCCATGCTTTCTGGCACTTGACCGCTCATGGAACGGGAGACCACACCGGCGTCACTTGATACACGATACATTGCAACGGTTTTACCGATTGAGATAGAAGAGCCAAGGCTCAACAAGTCATTCAAAATCGGATTGCCTTGGTCGTCGCGGAAAACACGGGTAGTGATGCTATCCACTTCGCGCCAGTATTCTTTATCGACCAACGCCGCCTGATTTACAGCAAGCGAATTTTGGTAAGTGTTGGCTAAGTTTTGTTGATTAACGTTAAATACTTGGCGTTGTAACAACAACTGCTCCCACGCTTGCTTAACTTGTGCGGAGTTTGTTACCAATTCTTTATTAAAAACAATGCGATTCATTTATTCCCCTTATGCCTTACGCACTTTTACTAATTCAACACCATCTGATGCAACAGTATAAGTTTCACGAGCAATAAAAATTGCTTCATCAGACGCACCGGCTTTTTTCAGTGTTCCATCGCCATTGGAGGTTAACTTGTCGCCGACTTTTAAAGACTCACCCTGTTTCACGCGCACATAGTAATCTACGTCTTGTTCACAGATTACCGCCACGCCAGTAGCTCCAAGTGGTACATCATTACGGATATCACCACCTGCAATGTAATTTGTTTGCATTACTAATGCTTGAGTTGATTTACCGGCTGTTGCGTGTTTTTTTAATTTGCCAGCGTCCAAAAAAACTAACGCACCGGGTTGAATTGCTTCTGCTGTCGGTGCGTCGATTGTTTGCGGGTCGTTTTTTCGTGCCGGTCCGGCAATAATTGTATGATAACGTAATTTAGCCATTATTCAGGCGCCTCCATGTTAAGTAAGTCATCATCGGCATTTAACGCGCCCATGGCACCATTAATACCGTTCGGATTGATTGTTTTTGCATATAAGCCATTAAGTGCCTCACCTTCCAACGCGTTCACGGCGGCGTCATCTAGGGCAAAGTGGCTTTTAACTGCGGCGCGCTTTTTCGCCAAATCTTCAGCTTGATTAGCCTCAAGTTTTGCATTAATTGGCGCTAATGCAGCGTTAACGGCTTTCTTGATTTTTTCTTCAAGTTCGTCGTCTTTTGGCTTGTCTTCCGGTTTGCCATCTTTAGGTTTTTTTTCATCTTTAGACTTGGCTTGCAATTCGTTATAAGCCGTTAAAAGCTCATCGTCATTCAAGCCATCGCTTTTCACACCGGCGGCGTTTAATGCCGCAATGATTTTTTCTTTCATTGAGTTTTGTTCTCCATTAGTTTTTACTTCTTCGTAACCTACTCGTCTTACGACTTCTACGCGTTCGCCGGTGAGTTCAATTTGATTGTCGTCACCAATAAAATAAGGCTGTTTGTATTTCTTGCCGTCATATTCGTAAATAAAATACTTCGGATAAACGGATTCAATCCACGCCTTATAATTACCCCCGCTTTGCTTGTTGACTAACTCATACAAAGCGCGGCTAATTTCTTCAAATGCCAAGTCGGAATTGGCAGACAGGTAAAATTTAACCTTGTTCAACCAACCTTCCTTTCGGCAGTCCGCGGCAGTGCCCAAATCAACGTTTTCAACGTCTAAATTTGCACCGTCTGAATTAACAAAAATACCGACCCCATCTTCAGGAGTTGCCGCTCCTGGCTGATCTAACAAAATGGCAATGTGATCGAAAAACATATTGGTAGCAACCCAATTATATTTTTTCCCCTTGGATGTTCCGCTGTCGTCTTTTTTGTTCAATACCAAGCCTGTTGATACATGGATCGGCTCCGCTTCGGCGTTATTAGCTAAATCATCAAGACGGACTAATAAACGCTTCCCGCCATCGGTACTTTCAGCAAATCGCTTGTTAATACACATATCAACAAGGACTTTGCCATTTTCTTTTCGTGCATTACGCGCCCACGCACCTACATGGTGCTTATTAACAGCTCGCACGTCACTTGCGGAAACATATTTACCATCAATAACAGGGTGGCCTAATGGCATTGCATTTCCGTCCAAGGTTGCATAGCTCTTGTCAATTTCTGCCGCTGGATATAACCCCCCATTCATCACGACATCATCAACAAGTGGCACCACACCTTTAACAACAATGTGTACTTCTCCATCGATTGTTTCTTCCGTAATATTTCGGCTATTCAGCACGCTCAAAACATTAATGTTATTTTTCTTCATTTCGTTTCTTCCTTAATGCGCCAACCCAATTTCCTCTTTCGTCCGACAGAGATTTAAGTAATGGCTCTATATCGCTCTTGCCGTCTTTATTCAGCACAATTACAGACTGTTTACAGTAACAATTAAACCGATTACCATCCTTGCTGTACCACTCCTTAACCTCGTCAACATCAAAGTATTTGCCGTGACGTGCCGCATGCGTAAGACGAGTGGTTGGTTTAAGTGCCGAAAAGTGCAGGAGCTTTGTGTTTAATCCCAACTCTTTTCTAGCTTCTTCTGCTTCTGCCCATTCCGCCCGTCTATATGCCGCCAATTGCTCTGTTTGTGCGATCAGCTTTGCTCGGCGATTTGATACATTTAACCGATCTTTTATGCTTCGAGCGGTAACCTTTACATTATCACCGTTAAATATCGCCTCAGTGATAATCTCAGCCAGTTCTTTTCTTACAGCCGCACTAACCCCCTTCCACGTTGCATAATTCGCCGTATGAGCGATTGAGAGGGTTTTCATGTATTGCGGATTAAATAAAATTGACCCAAGATTGCGACTGTTTCGGTATGTTTCTGATTGTAGGGTTAAATCGGTCACTGCGGATTGCGTACCTTTTTTGGTTGCAGCATCAATAAATGTATCAATCCATAACTGCCCGCCATCTTCTGCGCCTGATAACAAATTCCGGTCTAATATTCGCTGTATTGTTTCTAGCAACTCTGCTAAATCCGTGGAGGTAATTTCTTCAAGTGCGTTTGTTTTAAACCTCGGAGCAAGGCTTGTATCAAGCAACTGCCTAATTTCAATCTTGATTTGCTTAAATATCTGGTCGATACGTTTAAATGATTTAGTGATTTCTTGCCCCATACCAACCGGATCGGCTTTATTCCTCGGTATCAGTAGGGGTTTTATCTTCTTGTTGATAATCAAGCGGATCTGTCTCCTCTTTTACCGTTGGCGGCATCTCATCATCTTTTAACGGTTCGTACCCGAGCACCTCGCGGATTTCATTCGGCTTAATCACAGACATTCCGTAGGCGCTCTGTGATGTTGTTGCAACCGCCGCAAGCTCTTTAGCATTAGCTATCTTGTCGCGCTCACTTGGCGCGAGTAAATCAGACCATGAGATAGTAACCTCGCCACTCTTTGGATGGGGGATAATGCCAACCGTCCAAAAGCGCTCTAAAATTTGCGTGATAACCTCGCTCAAAAACCCATTTCTGCGACCATTACAACGATTGGCCCAATCGGTTTTGTCTTCGTCGGACGCTAGACGCCCTGTTTGTTGCCCAAATAAAATCGTAAACGGAATTTGGATGGATGCCGCAAACTCATTCGCCGCCACCGTCCAAGTTGAAGTTGGGTCAGCGGCCGCAACAGAAAGGACAGAAGCATCACCCTCTTGGGTAATTAATGCGGAGTCAATGCCGTTATTTAGCTTTTGTATTTGGTCGTTTATAGCACTTACAACATCTTTGTGTCCCATGGCTTCGGCTTGTCTTTTGAGTTCGCGTAAATCGACCTTATCAGACATTCTAATGCTTAACTGCCGACTGGCATTTTTCAAAAAGCCTTCTGCGCTACCGCCAGACGTTTTCTCCATATCAAGCAATTTATTGTAACCAGGCTCAAGTAAAGACATGCCAGTTTTAGGTTGGTTATCGTCACCGCCCTCATTTAACAAAATAATCCGGCTTTTATGGATTTTAATATCACGGCCTTTTTTGCCACTACCAACAGCAGATTCGTTAAACTGGTAGTAGAGGGGTTCGCCGTAATCTTCCTTGGTTAGGTCTGTTTGATATTCAGAGACTGACAATTGCTCTTGCCAAACTGGGATGAGTTTAATTAGCGCTCTTTCTTCTAATTTTGATAGCGCTCCCGGGAGCAATTCATCTTCCCATTTTGTGCCGCCATCTTCGCGCACATGGATAATTAAAGCGGAGTATTGCCCTACAAGATTTCGCTTGTCGGCCTCCTTAATGCTTTTCCATAGTTTTTTAAAGAGTTTATCTGCCCGCTTTTCCCAGGCTGTCGTTTTTGTTGACTCGTTGTCTTTCGCTCCGTCAACAATTACCGGAGTATCTACCCAACAACCATCACTAAGCCTTGTGATTGCCGCAAACCCTATACTATTACGAGTGTAAGCCTTGTAATAATGCTTAAATGATAGATTTTGCGGATAACCACACTCAGCCCACAATGTGCGGCGCTTTTGATTCCCGAGACCATAAATCGCCGCCAGGAAATCCTGTCTTTGTTTTTCAATATTCATTTATCCCTCACGATAATAATAGACCTGCGGCATTGTTGGTTTGTATTAGCGGGTTGAGCGCATATCTCAGCGCGTCTATGTAGTGGTTATTTTGGTCTAGCACCACTGGCAAAATATCGCCTGATTTTTTGTCCACCTTATAGCTGTAAAGGCGGAACTCTCTAGCGGTGTTTTCGCATCTAGGATGGATTACAACACGCTTATAAGATTTAATGTGTTCGATACCATCTTCAACACTGCCAGACCACTTGCTAACCGGTTCGATTCGACCTAGTCCGTGTCGGCGCAAGAAGCTAATACTCTCAGGCCGCGCGCTGTCTGCTCGTTCAACGTATTTCTCAAAGTCCGGGATGTTTTTCATCAAAAATGGGGCTGTCTCGTCCAACTCAAGCCCAATTTTGCCCGCCTCATGCTCTACATAAAGTTCGTCATTATGCACCCAACAACGCACTGCCGCCGTAGGGTCTTGAGCAAACCCAAAGTCCAAACCTTGATATGGACCATGCCAATCTTCTTTTGGTGAGAACTCATCAATAGTGAATTTCCCCGCAAAAATCTGTGCATCACTTTTGATGTTATACTCACCAAGCCAAACATGCCCGAATGTTGCCGGATTGTATTTACGGTCGTACTCCATTTCTTTTAGGAGTTCATCCGGTAAAAATGGATTTTGGTCGAAGTTCACGTGCGCAAGCGTGAAACCATCGGCTTGATTCGCAATCGCACTGTTAAAAAATTCATCTACAGCATCGCTTTCTTGATCTGGGTTCCAAGTAAACCAAATTTCACTCCCTGATTTACGGATAGTTGGTCGGAGTAACTGCAAACTGCGGTAAGATAGATTCTGCGCCTCTTCCACCCATGCGCAATCAAAACCCTCTAGGGATTTAATACTGTCGGCGGTATGGTCTTGCATACCTTGGAAAATCATTATCCCTTCGCCGTCCACACGCTTAATCTCATTCATGGTGATGTCAAACAAATGAGAAACGCCAAATTGACGAATCTTTGATTCGATCAGGGCTTTTGATGAAAACTTGAGGGATTTTTGAATCTCACGAATACATACAAGCCGATAATTCGGATCGATAATTGCTCTTTCTACTTGAGCCTCCGCTACCGTGTGGGATTTGCCACTACCACGGCCGCCTTTTACGCCTTTGTATCGGCAAGGTTGAATAAATGGTAAAAACCATCTAGGCGTTTTAATCTCCAGTTCCATCTTTTGGATCTACCACTTTTCGGATAATTGTTTTCGGTGTCATTGAGCCGTCAGAAGATGTCAAGTCAACGTTATTTGTTTCACGCCATCCGCCCTGAGTCTTCAAGTAAAAGATTTGCGCCGAAAGATTGCCTTCTCTCGCTTGCTGGATTAATGATTTAGCAATTGACCCAACGGCATTTGAGCGCCCTTTTTTATAGCGTAAAAAAACCTCTGGTTGTCTTTCGCAAATAGCATGAAAAGTCGGTTTGGTGATTTCAAAATAATCCGCAATTTGTTCTATTGTTAAAAAAGCAGCTAACGCCTCCACTTGCACTAACTGCTCTCCGGTTAAATTTTTCTGAGGGCGTCCACCCTTATTCTTTTCTTTTTGCTCTGTCACTTAGTCACCTCTCTTTAACACGAGTCGTGAGTATTTTTTACAGCTAATTCACACACTGCAAGATGATTTCGGATTATCCGCCACCGAAATAGGGGTGCGCATTGGCGTTAACCGGAGCGGGTTATATAACTACATGCGTACTGATGATAGATATAGACCCCACTCATACATTCTGCAATTTGCGCTCGAGGAGCTAATTAACAATTTGCGAGAATCAAAAGATTTGTAATATTTACATCACATAACTTAGATATAACCCCGAGATTTTTATACCAACCTCATGGCTAGATTTAAATTATGTAGCATACACTTTACTTTTTATTCTTGCGAAAGTGTAAAAGACAAGTCACAGCGGGAATTTTCATGATTTCCCGCTGCTTTTAAATATCTAAGAACAAGTCCATTTGTTTTAGCCTAGCAAGTTCTACCTCAAAGTGCGCCTTTTCTTGTTTGCGTTGGTTTAGTAACTTACCGGCTATTGAACCATTAGCTCGTGACTTGCCTTCGTCTTCCAATAGGCGATTTAGTCGCTCTTGGATTTCATCACGTCGTGCGGTTCCTGTTGTCCAGTAATCCCAAAGAACTTCGTAGCATTCTTTTTGATAGCGGATCAGCTTTTCTTTTAGTTCCGGCTTAACTCGGTTAGTATCAATGCCAAATAACCAACCGTTGAGGTAATGCAACGGAAGGCAAACTGATTCCTGTTCACCACCATTAGAAGGTGTTCGTATGATACGAATACCTGAACTTAACACCTCTTTACGCTTCAATCGTTCAAATTGAGCGTGCCAAGCCAATCCGATATTCTCGCAAATAGGTTTCATTGGCACATAAGGTTTGTTATCATATTCAACGACAACAATTTCCGTTCCGAAGAACGGCGCTTTTAATATCTGCATATTAAACTCCATAAATAAAAAACCCGGTCAAGCGTTAACCTGATCGGGTTTTGTTTTAGAAGTCCTAACATTCCTACCTTTCGGCTTGGCATCTACCAATTTAAAGCTGTTAGACGTTAAAAGCTGTTATTTATCGTTCTTAGTTTGATTAATCCACTTGTTGATGTTTGTGATTTGACTAGCACACATATCACGTTCGCCCTGCACTATGATTAAATGCTCTACCGCCTCACCGTATGTGCTGCCGGTAAATGGCGTTTTAACACAAGGCGTTAGAAATGCTTGAGGCGGATAGATGTATTCCGTCTTTGTTGTTACCTTATTAGTGCAACCGCTCAATAGCATCGTCATAGATGCGAGTGTTATAACAAGGTTGGCTCTTAATGATTTTTCGAACCACTTGCACTTTGTCTTGTGTTGTTTGTTTGATTTCATCGTGGATTACTCTCTGTTGTTCTACTGCTTGACGTTCTATCTCAATCGTATCTTTCAAAGATTGATTAACCTTTTCTTGCTCTACAATGAGGCTAGCTTGTGCTTGGTTTTCGGCTCTTAAGTCATTTATCGCCCCGTGCTGATACCAAATCCAACCACACAGGCTAGCTAATACTGCAAGGTAAATCAGGGTTGATTTATTAACCATTCCACCCCTCCATATTAATCCACCATTAACGCACGAAATAATCTACATCGGTCATCTAAACCATTGGTGCCACCATTGATCCTAAGCGTTACCTTTTGGACGGAATCAATAGATGCTAAATCGTTAAATATCCAGTACCAGACTGCAGCTTTAACTGCCAAATCTAAGTTACTTGATACTTCTTTAGGGTTGATCGTATCGCCTAACCAACGGGCAAATCGGATATAGTTATCCTTACCAGTAATTTGAATTAATCCACGACCACGATAATTCCAGCCGTCCATTGTTTCTTCTGGGCCATTCCCCATTCGATTAGCATATACTCGGCTCGCAATCTTTTCTGGCTTCCGCTCGTACTGGCGAGCGATGTTAGGATTAGGAAAATACTTACGGAAAACTCTCATCAAGCCATCTGCTGAGTAATTTAAGTTTTCGCTCAAAGTAGTAAACCCTGCCGTCTCATGCCCGCATTGAGCAAGAAACATCGCTTGTTGCTGTTTATTAAAACAACCAGCTAAATCAATATATTTTGATATTGCCTGATAAACTCCCTTGATTGCTTTTGGGAAAACTTTATTGAATGTCGTTTCGGGGATAATCATTGTCATCTTTGTCAATCCTACGATTAATAAACTTAAACAAGAATTCGCGTATTTTTTCGGTCCCAATAAATCCAATCATTGTGCCGAAAAAAGCTGAAAAATCTGCGTGTCCGAATATATGAGTACACACAGGCACCGCCACCCCAGCAATAGATGCGCAAATCATTGCATCAATAAATACATACCGAAATGCTGGTTTTTTTCGCATAAATCCCATTCTTAAAAGCGACATAAAAACTGCCGCGCCAGCACTTTGAATTGAACCGTTGCCAAAATTGATTTGTAACCAAGCCCAAATCAAAGCCCATACATCTGGATCTTTCATAGGCATTCTTTTTTTTACCTCAAATAAAAAAGCTCATAAGTAAACTAATACCTATGAGCTGAATATATGCGGACGATGCTAGGCTTGAACTAGCGACAAACAACTTAACAGGCTGCCACTCTACCAACTGAGTTAATCGTCCAATAAAAAACCCCGACCGTTTCCGATCAGGGCTATATTAAATTTATTTCGATATTCACTACTTACACTACGACCACCTTATATGAGTATGATAGGACAAGATGACAAGTATGTCAATATATAAATCGAATTTTTTTAATATTTTTTCTTTTCTCGCTCTCTATTGCTAATTTAACTTCAATCTTGATTAGTTTCTCGTAAATAATCGCTTTCATCAGTGCCAAATCTTTCTCTACTCTACGCTTACAGGTTTTTAAGCAAGGAATTCTGATGTCTCGTTTACCATTACAAGGTTGCATATATTGAGGCTCTTCACGCTCTCTTAGTTTTGTGGCTATTCTATTTACTGTTAATCTATGAACGTAGTATGACATTAGAATAAACCGCATGCGCTCGTCATATTTTTTGAAAAACATTTCAATATCTTCACTAATAGCCATACCAAGCTCATCGCTACAAATTACTTGGCTTGGCTCGTCTTGTGGTTCTACGCTTTTCATAAGTTTGTAGAGAATGTTTAATTCTGGCTTATCTAAACGACCCTCATTAATCCACGCTCCCCACGGATACATTCTACTATCTACATACTGAATTTGGTCGTAGTCTAATTCTGGTAGCTCGCTGAATTTATTCATTCTCTAGTTCCTTAATTTTTGCTCTATAAACCTTGATTAATTCTTTAAGCTCAGATATTTCCCATTTTTTTATTCTATGTTGATTTTCTTCTAGCCACTGAACTTCTTGCTCACCAATCTTCTCAACCAGTCTTGGTCTATATCCGTGTATGTTTCCACCACCTACAAAGAGATTGCATCTAATGCACCCAGAATGAATGTTTCTCTCGTCAAATCTTAGAAATAAACTTCTGCCTTGTGGAATGAAATGTGATGCTTGAAAGCTTGGTTTCCACACTGCACCGCAAGCGATACAAGGCTGACCTTTGTCTCTTAATCGAATGAATTTATTCACTTCTTTTTGAAGTGCTTTCAACCAATGACCTCTGTCGTTTTCTAGTAGCTTTTTCTTGCGTTCTTTTAGTTGAGCCTTTTCCTCTTTCTCTTTTTTCTTTCTTGCCTGCTCTTTTGATAAAACTATCGCACATTTAGGTGAGCAGACTTTTTGCATTGAGCTTATTGTTTTAACAAAGTAACAACCGCATACCTTGCATTTGGTTTCCTTAGGTTTCTTGTTCATATCACCACCATTTCCCAGTGATTAAGATTGTCCCGATAACTACACAGGCATAAGCAATAATTAAAATCTTCAATTCTTTCTCATTCATTGTCCGCACCCTCAATAAAGCAAATAATCACAAACACCACCACAAATAGAACTACCGCTAGAGCTATTTCTTCTCTCATCTAAAATCTCCACGCATCGTTAAACTTAACGCCATTCTCTACGCCCCAAGCGGTTGTGTATTCGATTAGGCTTGCTAATCTCTGTACGCTCATTTGTGCGGTGCTTTCTCGCAGATTAATAACTTCACCCTCTAAACCGATTACCATTTCAGCTTTACCGCCTGTTGCGATTTTGTGAGCTGATACCATAATCATTTTCCAGGTGTCTATATCTCGCTTTTGCCCGTTAAATTCGCACTGTTTGCTAATGTCGCTTAGTAGTGCGTGCAGTTTTGAATTTTGCTCTAGTGAGCGTGTCATCGGTTGGATTTTTACCACCAGCGGTTTCTTGTCGTCCGTTGGCAGCTCTTTGATAAACTCAATGCAGTTCAACCGCACTTGGTTTGAGCGTAGAAAGAATTGTTTCTTGTTCACTTAATTAACCTCATTACCCCAAACATCCCAACCATCTGACTGATTTCTGGCAAACAGTTCAATGCGAGGTAAGTCACCAACCAACTCAACAATTTTTTCACGCACAACATCAGGTTTTTTGCTATGATGTTGTATTGGCTCAACTATTAGCTGACTTATAGAATTGTTCACCCTGCCTATCTTTCCTCTTGTGGCAATCAGACAGCACTCAGTATTCCCCCTAGTCCAGCGCCCAAGCCCAAAAAAGAACGTATTTTTGTTCTTCTTGTTTGTTTTAATCCACTGAAACCCTATTGTTTTGTATTTAAATCCCCAAGCCTCAATAAGTTTTAATCCCTCTGATAGCATTGGATAGGTGACCCACATAAATAGAACTGCATTTTTATCTGCTATATCTTTAACTGGAAGATTGCATATATCACCAATCTTCATTGTGCCGTAATGACTTTCAGCTGAGCCGCTACACCCTTTATCCTGATAACGCCAAGGCGGATCGGCATAAATGACGTTGTATTTTTTATCTGCTTTATAAATATCAACAAACTGCCCTTTATCAAATTTTTGTTCTGTCATTAGTTGGCTCCTTTTCCGTAGGTTTTCGCATAGTTTTTTTGTGCTTGTTGTGGTTTTTCGTTTAACTCTTGATATGCTTTCGCTTGGTCGCAATCGACAAAGTGACCTTTATCAAATCTCATATAGGCAGTGCCTAATTCGCCAAAACGGTTTTTAGTGATGATGGCTTCAGAATACGGATTGTCTGTATTGGCTTTATAAGCCCCCTCACGGTAAAGCATAATAATTTGACTTGCATCTTGTTCGATTGAGCCTGAATCTCTTAAGTCTGAGTTTGTTGGGCGTTTAACTGCTCGACTATCTACTTCACGGTTTAATTGGCAAAGCAAAATAATTGGAACATTGAAATTTTTGGAAAACGTTTTGAGCTTGCTCATTGAGTTTGCGATAGCTTGTGTTAAGTTGATATTCTTTTCTTGCTTGTGATCCATTAAGCCTAAATAATCAATCACAATCGCAGAAAGGTTTCCGACTTCGCCAAGGTGTCTTTCTGTAATCGCACAGATTTCATCTGCTGATAAACCGCCACGGTCAACGAAATAGATTTTTTGCTCACGAATATCGGTGATTGCATTGGTTAAACGGTTGTAATCTAAATCGTCTAATTCTTGTGGATTGCGGAGTTTTTTAACGCCTACACCACCAGTCGCACTTAACAAGCGGT